GGGGCGCTGAGTTCGAATGTCGCGCCGACGCCACCGCCCGGCGTGCCGGTGAGTTGCTTGACGATATAGCAACCCGCGGGCAATGGGTGGCTGCCATCGGTTCCCGAAACAAGGTCGCCGGCCGAAAAATAACCATCAGTCAGGGAACCGAACGTCAGCGTAGTTCCTGTCGTCGTGCAGGTGGCGGCATGTCCGCCCATCGACGCCGTTAGCGCCGCGCCCATCGACGCGGTGAACGAAGCCTCGGTCGGATTGGTGAAAGCAGCTTGAATCGCATTGGCGATTGCTGTTGGCGTTGGATCGCCGGCAAAACTGATGGAACTGATCACATGCGGATAACCGTCCATCACGACGGTCAACGACCCAGACAAGGCTTCCAATTGAGTTTGGCTCAGCGTGATCTTTGCGCCGCGCAAATAGGCCGGAACTGCTTCGTTATATTGAGCGATGTAAAGAGTTGATGGGGAAATCGAGGCTCCTTCATAGCCGTTGAAATAAATCCCGGCTTCTGTCGCTTCGTATGAAGCCGCGCCGAAATAGCCTTCTACGGCGGCCTGATTCGGAAACGAGAGGACTGCCCCGATCGGAACCAACGGATTTGTCGTCAGCATCAAGCCGGCGCCATTCAGACCTGTGCCACCTACTCCGAGGACGCTCGGAATGACATTGACAATTTCACTTGCGGGGATCGTCAAGGCTCATACTCCGAGTTAGTCGTGATCTTGGAATTTGCGGATTTGTAACACGAAACGTCCTACTCGCGCAAAACATCAAATAGGATATGCTGCTTCCACGCTGACAAATGTTGGATCGACCGAATCGGCGAATGTTTGCGGAACCTGAATCGTTTGATGAACCTCGAGATGGCAATCCAAACCCCACCTCCATTCATATTGCGACTCGGCATTAACAAATGGCCTTTGTGCTGGATCGTCCGCGTAGAGCGGAACAACCCCATTTAGTGACCCCGATAAGCCAGCAAAGAAGTCCACTCCAAACTCATCACGTAACGCCGTCGATATTGTTTGAGAAAAATCTCCGCTTGTCGTGTCGCTTGAATGGCAATCGATTTGAACAGTTATTCCAGCATCCTGAGTTAAGGTTTTCCATCCAGCGTTCATAGTTTCATTTATTATTGTTTGTGAATTAGAAATAAGATACGTTCCGATTCCTCCACTGCCGCTTTGAAGGTCGATTACTTGTGTTCCGATTGCAACATTTTCGCCAAAAATGGAAGCTCCGACCAATATCTCTCCGGTTTGGACTTCGGCTACGGTCAGTAAATTTGCGGAAATCGATCCGGTGAATTTTACATCTTGAAAATTATCGACATTCGTTGCCAACCGAACAAATCGAATAGGCGTCATTACGACGAACCACGGGTTTGCCGGTTCCGCCGCGCGGTTTGGCTGCCCTGCGATTACATCGACGCCCGTTGCCAGTGTGACGCCAGTTGGCGCTGAGCCGAGAGTTTGCGAAAATGAGACCGAATACGTTCCAACTCCGCCCGCGGTTCCGCTGATTTGAGATTGAATAGTGGTTCCTGATGCGGCTCCGAGAACTGGCGAATAAAGTTCAATAGTGCCCTCGATGATATTGCTCACCGTCAGCACGTCGCCTGTGATCCATCCCGAAAATACCGCCGGAGGATCGCCACTGAAAGGTCCGGGCAAAATTTCATACAAAAAAGCCGAGAGAGCGGCCTGAACCGTTGATTGACTGAGCGATATCGGAAAGGGAATAATCAATAGACCTCCCACGCATTGCAAACGGTGCTCGATCCTGTCGCTATGGCATAAACCGCCGCTGTCACAGGGAGCATGATCGAACTGCCTGCTGGCAACTGTGGCGATCCCGCGAACGTCACCCCGCTACCGCCCAGAGCGACAGTCGCCGCGCAAATGATCGCAACACCCACTCGACCTGTTCCCGGAGTGCCTATGCGCGCGGCGACCAACAATGTCGGTGACGTCGTGACCGTCACGGGCGCGGGACCGGTGAAATTTCCAGATCCGACCGGTGGATATATATCGTTCGCGGCATTGGCGAAGTCAGGCAAAGCCAAAAGAGATGCGATTAACGCCAATGAAAATGCTATTTTTCTCATCATCATGATCCATCCTGCGCGGTTATTAATATCTTAACCCATCCAGCGCTAGAAAACCACGGCTCGACGGGTTGCTCAACCAACCAGACAGAGCCATCCGGCAAAACAACCAAATCGCCGCCTCGAAGCGTCACTCGAACAATTCCCTTAATGTCGAGACTGGCATAAAGAACGCGATGCGAACCTTGCAAATTCAAATAATCGGTATGTCTTAGATCGCTGGCGCTTTGAGCCTGGATTTGAGCCAAAATCGTCAGCGAAGTCGTCATGGCTTCCGACGCCACGGTTTGTTGCTGAGTGAGGCTATAGAGGCCAGCGCCGCCTGTTGGCCCTGATATCTGTCCCGTGATCATGGTTCCGACGGCCAGAGCACTTGTCGTGTCCGCGAGTGTTTGGCCTATCGCGAGTTTTCCCGAGGCGACATCCGAGGCATTTAGGACCGTGCTGAGGGCGGTGACGTCGCATTGAGCGAGCGCGCCGGGGAACGGAACCATATTAAGCTGATAAGTGCCAGCGCCGCCGGCTGGCCCGAAGATTTGATCGATGATGGCGCAACCCGCCGGAAGGGCATTTATTCCATCCGTGCCTGAAATGATGTCTCCAGACTGAAGGCTCCCGGTGATAACGGAAATGACCGTTAGGATTCCGGTCTCGTCGCAACTCGCCTGGAAAGTTCCGCCGATGGATGCTGTGATCGATCCCGGCGTTGCATAAGCCGGTTGTGTCGTTCCGTCTGGAGCCTTCGTGTTTCCGATGCCCTGGCGCAATTCGACGAACTGGTTAGGATTTACCGCGCCGATGGCTGATGAAACGAGTTGATGTAGATTCATCGGCGCGCCTCGCTATTTTTCGAACACCCATTACGTCGCGAGAACGCCGAGTCCCGTCGTCGCACCACCCGCCGCGCTGATCTGTCCGACATAAATCGCCCCGGTGGCCGCGATCGCCCCGGCGCCGACGGATATGCAAGCGGGATCGAGAATGATGTTGCCAGCCGGGGTGCCGCCGGCGTTGGAGATCGCGACTGTCATGGCAGTAGCCCCGAAATTGTGAAACACACATCCTTGAAGCGCGAGATAGCGATCCATTCCGTTTGCGGCCACCAAGATATGAACGTCCGATGCTTGGGTGACTTCGGATTGGAACAAGCACGATTTCATCACATTGCGCGCCGTGCCCGCGATGAGTTCGAGGGAAGCGTTTGCCAACGACGCGCGCACTACGGTATCGAGACCGATCGTGCATCCGACGAAAAGATTTTCGCCCGAACCGCCAATTGTGAGAGAGCGCATCCCGGCCAGCGCCGCCGTCGTCGCGTCGCCGCCGCCGAAGAATTGAACATTGCTATAATAGTTCCGACCACCATTATCCGCCCAACATACCTGAGAAGCGGTCGCGCCAGTAAATCCGCCATGATATGTTCCGATGCCGATGAATTGACAACCGACACCGGTCACATTGACGAGAGGACTAAATGCCGCCGCTCCGGTCGCCGAAATGCGCCCGCGTCCGTTATTGGACGGCGACTCCATGCTGATCAGCGAAACGCCGTTCTTGTTCCAATTCAGCGTCGAAGTCAGATGAACTGAACCGTTCAGCCAAACGATATCACCATTGTTCGGGACGGCTGCGGCAATGGCGGCGGTAAGTGTCTTGAAAGGCAGCACGGCGTCGCCGGGATTGGAATCGCTGCCCGTCGCCTCATTGACGAACCATTGGTTTCCCACAGCGAGAACCGCAGCGAGACTTTGAGCGTTCAGAACAAAGTCTCCGCGCGCGGTATCCAAAAGATTGTAATATGATGGGAGACCCATGTTCCGCTCCTATTTCGTGGTGACTTCGAATCCGACCGAGTTTATCATGACCGAAGTGTCGATGAGAGGTTTATCGAATCCTTTCCTCTTTACCGTGGAAGGCGCAAGAGGAGGAGAATTTGTGTCGACGATACTCTGACGCAATTGACCAGCAATCGCTGATCCGGCAATGCCGAGAATCTTTTCGGCATCATAATTGTTCGCTTTCAACAGATAACTTATCGCGCTTGGCCATTCGCCCTTTTTGGCTGTGATCATGTTCCTGAAAAAAGGACGCGGAGGTTGTCCCCGCGAGGGAGCGCCAAATTCATTAATCGCCGCGATCATGGCAACGGACGTTCCGTTAGGATAGCGAGACTTTTCAAAAAATCCGACCCGAAGCATCGCCGGGTTTTTCACCTTATCAGCAAGCTCCTCCAGCTTCTTCTTAAGGATTTTCCCGCCCGTCAATTCCATTGAGACGGCCATCACGCGGCATCCGTTTTTGGCCGATCAAGTCGTCCGCCCGCGAGCCACGCACGAATGATCGGGTCCCATTCCGTCGGGACTTTGCCATTGGCCTGGAGAAAGCGAATTTCCTCTACGCCGAGTTCCTCGAATCGCGACTCAAGCCGCTCATGACGCGCGCGAACTTCGTCTTCGTCGTCGGCATAATAAATGCGGATTGGGTCGATCATCACTACCTCCATCGACCATAGAGAGACCCAAACCCATTTACGACACGCGTTGGATTAGCTAAATACACTGCAGTCCTGTAATTGCTGATCGCCGCATAGTATTCCGCGCCATATTTGGTTTGATCCAAATACGCGCTAAGTTGATCCATATCGCTTCCGACATTATATTCCGTCGCTACCGACACAGAACCCTCGCTCGCATTCGAAATTCTGCCGACGAGTTGTGATGCTTCAGTCCCAGTCGCTGCCGGATTGCCGTTTGCGTCCTTTGGACAACTCAAATAAGCAATGTGTGACGTCGCGAGATAAAGCAGATATTCGAGCCGGCCGTCGCCGAAAGCGGGATTTGTGCAGGAATTCGCGGCGAAGGTATTTGTCGCTCTTAGAAAATATGCCGCGCCTTGTGTCGGCGACAAGGGCGCGAATTCGCTGAACAGAGCAATCCATGTCTCGTAGTTGAATACGACTGGCGGATTGCTCACATTCATCAGCGTCAATCTCCCCTTTCGCTCATGCGCTCATAATCAGGACGAATGACCGAGATCGCCGAATTCATCGACCTCGGCATTCTCGGATCGGTCAGGCGCCCGGTTTTTTCGTCGACCTCAGTCGAAAGGGGCTCGAGGCCGCTCATTAACTTTTCCTGCTCTCGCGCGGCGGCAATCGCATCAGTCTTCGAGGGATAGGCGAAGATCATGCCGTGTTCAGCGCCATCCGTCGGCTGAACATAAGGAGCGAGGCGATTCTGACGAAGCCATTCCTCCCAGAATTCCGCCGGGACACCTGGCGTCAGCGCATAGCCACCCTCGACCATCGGCTCACGCGGAAAGTTCTTAGGTTTGCCACCCTGCGGATAAGCCGGACCTGCGACATAATAAATCGCGCCAGATTTGATCTTGTAAGTCCGCTTGACTGGGCCGCCGCGCTCATCGTCCCACTTCTCCATATCTCTCTGAAGCTGGAGTTGGAGACCATTTGGAATTTTGCAACACACAACAACGGTGCGCGCCGACGGCGGAATAGGTTTGGTTTGCACAGGTCGAACCGGATCGAGATTTGCCATTGATTCGTCTTTCTCAAGTATTATGTTGATTTTACTACTAAATTCCGATCATTTGAACGACGGCGACGGGGCTGCGAAGGATCGTGCCCCAAGTACCACTTGTCTGTTTCTGCTTCCAGCTTGAAAGCTCCGGCACGATCTTATGAGCGCGGAGCTTCTCATTGTATGCGCAATAAGCGACAGTCTGGCCGGCGATCTTCTCGGCGATCAATTGCATGTAATTTCCCGCCGTCGAGAAACCTTGAGAGTTCGCAGTGGTCTGCTGGCCATATTGCGGCGCGGTCATGATCTTCAAGTTCGGATAGTTATCCTTGAGAAGACCTCGGACATTGACGCCGAAGGAATTGGCGAAGCCCATCGCGACCTGCGACTGCGGCGAGAACGCCAACTTCATGGGCGAGTCGATATCCATGGCGCCATTGGTCTGGGCAACGATCTGCGTCACCATCGCGAGGATGTCGTTGTAGACCTCATTCGCGGTCGCCGCCGGGGAGCCATTGTCAAACCAAGACGTTCCGCCCCATGCCTTCGTCGCCGGCGTCAGAGCCGAGGAAAGATAGGGATTGTTAAGAATGCCGTAATTCTGGAGACCTTCGATGCCGAAGGCGTAGCTGAGATTCTGGAACCGGTTGAGCAGATCAGCCGCCGCGAGGCCGAGTTCCGAAACCCAATTGATCTTCATCAGGCCGGCGCGGTCGATTTGCAGTTCGCCATATTGAAGAATGGTCTGGAACAGATAGCTCTGGAACTGCGGGTAGTTGAAGTTGGCGCCCGCGCGACCGTTGTTCACGAAGTCGTCATAGGACGACACTTCGCCGGTGCTTTCCACAATCGGGAAGAATCGCGTTTGTTCAGTCCAGGTTCCCGCCTTGCGCTCGCCAAGAATTTTCGCGAACGCCAGTGGCGCGAAGATCACGCGAATGATTTCCGGATCAATCGCCGAAGTCACCATCCAAGGTAGCGCGGCGTTCGGGTCAGTCGAGAGAGGCCCAGGGAGCCCGCTTTCTCCGCTCGATGGAACGATGGCGTCGAATGCCATGCGTCCGGTGCGAATCTCGTCCGCGGTCATGTAGCGATTCATCTGATAGGGCAGAATAACGCCCTGTTCGATGAGATCGCGCTTATGGCGCTGAAACGCGGCCCGCGCTTCGCCGACAGTGCGATAGGAAGGAGCGCTGTCGTTGGCGATGATGTCGCCGGGAAGATCGGAATCTTCGATGATGAGATGGCGTGCCATTGTTGCTATTTCCTTTCCGATCAGCCCAAGGTTCCGACCCATGAAGTCATCTTGACATATTGTCCAGGCTGACCAGCCGACGCCGCGACCCATTTTGTCTCGACATTCGTCACTGTGTAAATCGTCTGACTTAGAGCCGTATTGTTATTGACGATCATCGTACCGCCGCTTCCGCCGCTTCCGGTGACATTCGCGGTGATAGACGTTCCCGCGACCACCGCACCGGTAACTTCGAGCGTATCGCCAACTTGGAATGTTGGGGTTCCGACCAAAGTTCCAATCGTCAGCAAGCCATAAGTCCCGCCCATTGCTTCGGAGGCGATAGATTTTTGCTGGCTCTGGCTGAGAAGATAAGTTCCGGCGCCTTGCGGCGTGCCAGTCAATTGCGATTGGACCATCGTTCCAGGTGCAATTCCGGTTCCGCTCGTGATCGTCGTGCCGGGATAGATGTTCGATCCGACACTGACGGTCATCACGTCGCCGGATATCGAAGCGGTCCAACTGTTCGTTTCCGGGGTTACGGTGCTGCCAGTCGCTTCGGCTCCCACAAGCGGCGCTCCGGTGGCCGCGAATGATACTGCGCCAGTGCCATAAGCCGCGTAGGCCTTCATGCCGATTGCGGCGTAAGTCGATCCTTCGTTTTTGACCCACCAATCACCCTGAATAGCGAGGGAGACCGGAAGACCTTGCGGAACCACCAATGTTCCGTCCGAGAGAAAGACGGTATTGAGGGCTTGCAGATTGTTGTAAAGAAAGCCCGCGACATTGCCAGCGCCATTGGCTTGCGTCGCCACTTGCGGGCCGCCGTTCGGATCGGTCGGCGGGATCGTCCAGCAAAAGCGTCCGACAGCCACGCCCGCGACGTCCGCGATCAATCCGCCGGGACCGGCATCATAAGTCGCGATGGGATTCTGCGAGGCGCGGTCGCCTTGGACTGCCTGAGCAGGCTGGTCATAAACGATGCTTTGAAATCCGCCGGCCATTTGAGTCTCCTTTAGGCGTTAGTGATGCGGGCGGCGCCCGGAAATTCCTTGAAGAACGCGCCGTCGCCACTGTCGAGACTTTCGTCGAAGGCATGGCCGCCATTGCCGTTCTGGTAGTTCGATTGCGCTCCGGCCTTCGGCATCATCTTGATGATGGTTTTGAGCGCGGATGGATGGATCGTGTCGGCATCTTCAATTTTGCGAATGACGGCCGCGGCGCGGAGCACCTTTTCAGCGCTATCAAGCGCCATGGGAAGGTCGCCGACATAAGGACGGACGAATTCTCGGGCCTCGGCTGTTTCGGTCGCATTTTGACGAACTGCGGTGACGGCGGAGGCAATGCCCTTTGCCATCTGATCCACGGTTACGAATTTCTTGGAATCCATCGCGCCTCTCCGGTCTTTGGCACCCTTCTTGTCCTTGCCGCCGCGACGATCTTTGCCGCCAGGCTTTTCTTCGGCCTCTTCTTGTTCGATTTCGCCGTCCTCACCTTCTTCCTGCTCGATCTCGCCGTCTTCGCCTTCTTCTTGTTCAGCGCCCTTGCCGCCGACTTCGACTTCGACGTTCTCTTCGTCTTCGCCCTCTTTCTTGGGCGGCCATTCGTCGAGAGCATTCTCGGGAAGCTCATCGCGGATCATGTCCATGACCTTGGCGCAAGTCTCGTCGGATGCGCCCTTGGACTTGAGCCAGCCGCCGAAGCCGCCGTCGAAGCTCTTGCCCTTGTCCGCGCGCTCGAATTCTTCGCCGACCTTTTTCGGAATGCCGAGGTTCGAAGTTCCATGCGCGGCGGCTTCCATGGCTCGGTGCTGTTCGGGAGAAACCGAAACATCCGCCGCTTTCTTGTCAGCTTGAGCCGTCTTTTCCAAGTGATCGAGCAGCTTTCCCATATGCCCGAGATTCAACTCTCCATCGGCGGCAAGCGTCTTGCCCTTGATCGCTTTTTTCAGATCGGAAAGGATCGTCGGCTTGCGGGCATTGAAATTCGAGGAATTCAGACCCTTAAAAATTGGCGAATAATCCACTGCGGCGTCAAACGCCAGAAGGGGATTGACCGCGCGCGCCGCGCGCAACACGGTTAAAGCCTCGATTCGGGTCGGCTTAGTTGCGCCGGACATATGATGCTCCTTCAAGGCTTGGTGGGAAGTGCCGAGCAATTTCTCGTCAAGACCGAGCGCCCGCAAAGCTTCCTTGGGCGTCCTAAATTTCTTTCGGAGTGCTTCGCGCAGGCTGTTCATATTCCGCCACAAAAATGGGGATAGGCTAATGTATTTCGCATATCATAGAGAAATTCGATAGTGCTGCAATTTGTTATTCCGAGCGCATGATCTCTTCGACGATTTTAGGCGCGCGTTCGATAACGCGGAGTAAAACACGAGTCGCCTTGGATGGGATGCGATTGTTCTGCTCCCAACATCGCAGTGTCGAAAGATTGAAACCAAATCGTTCAGCAAATTGAATCTGTGTAAGGTTGAGCGATTGCCGAATTTTGCGAACATCTATATTCATTGGCTAATGACCAAATTCACGTATTGATCTTTCGATAATTGACCATTCAATGTCCTCTACACTATCTCCGATGAGGACATCATGTCCAGCTCGACCTTCTTCAACTATGGTTATATGATTTCCCTTAATATCGCGCATTATTCCATCGAATTGTTCACCATTAAACACGCCAGATATCATTTCAGGTGTATAATGATAGCCACATGACAACTCACGCTGCTTGTTGCTTTCGATTAGATCTATCGCTTTATCCGTCCATACAAAAATGCTATTCTTGAGATATGGAGCTTCGTAATATGCCTCGCTACCCGTGGTCCCGACAATATCCCACATCCTGTGATTTTCGGAATCCACAGGGACGTGTTTGCGAAGAAGCTGGACCCCATTGAACGTCGGGGCCGCCTTTTCAAGCTCTTCACCGGGACAAAACATATTATAGATTTTATCGGGATCGAGCCCTAACTCTTCGGAACCCGGTATTTCGCTACCCTTATAGGGGCGGATTTGCTCCTTCGAGATATTGGCGACTTTGACCCGCATGCGGCCGACGTCATCAAACTCCCTGACCGATTCATCAAAGACAATCCGCAGCCCTTCATCTTGCGCGCCGCGCGCGAACTCATTCTCAAGTTCTTGGGCGACGCCGGATTTATGCGCCGGCTCTTCGGCTTCTTCGGCAAAAAACTCCGCGAGCAGCGATGCCAGACCGGGATGAAGCGGAGATGGCGGGTCGTTTAAAGGAGCCCACACATATTCGGACGATTCGTCGTTTAATTCGGGATCAAAGCGTTCGTCGAGATTATGGCGGAACGTCGCGAAATCGAGGCCATCTTCATCACTCGTCTGGCGCAGAAACCGAAACGACGGCAGATCACGGAATGCAACTTCTTCATGCGCCTCGCGCTCGGCCGCGTCGTGGAATGTTTCGCCATTCTCAACACTTCCCGCCGGAATAGACCAGTGCCCAGCATAATCAGCTCCTTGACGTTTGATAAACAGCGCGTCTCCATCCGGAGTTGTGAACAACACGCCCGCGGCGCGCTTGCGACCAGCTCCGGCGGGAAGTCCAGCGTTGGGTGATAGTGCAGCCGCCATCTCAGCGCTTTCGCTTTACTGTCACCGGGAGGCCGACGCTGAAATCGCCGTTGCCATCCATGACAGGAAATTTTGGCGATTCTGGAATGAACGTCCCATCCGCTCGAAGCGTCCCTCGCTTGGTGAACTGCCCAAGCCGCGCATGGCTGATTCGCATATATCCGGGATGGGCTCGCATCCATGCCGCTTGCTCGCGCGTCGGCGAGGCGATGCGTTTTGGAGCGGGCGCGGGGTGAGAGGTTTGATTGAGCATTAGGAGAATCCCTTAATCAGAGGCCGCCAGGAACAACGGCATCGGGGTTCAGTTCCAGGCCATATCCGTTTATTTATTGCAGGATCAAGCCATCCATCTTTGAGACTAAACTTTTTGCCATCATTTGCAACATGCGTTGGACGAGGCACTTTTCCAGCATGAGAATGAATCCAAATAGCTTCATCAAGACCAAGTTCTATTTCTCGAACTCGCCTAAGATTAGATGTAGCTTTCGAGTTTTGATCGGAAGCTATAAATTCCGCCCGCCGCCGCGTCACTCCCAGTCGGTCCTGAAGCTCTGTCGTCAACGAATGAAGGTCGCGACCCGCCGTAACCGAGCGCATGACCATTCCATTGACTTGAGTATGAAATTCTTGCGGGATCGATTTAATGAGCGCGACATTTTCCGCCACGATAGCGTCGATATTATCCGTCATCGCCGACGTCATCTGAAACTTTACCGAAATTCCGCCGTCCCGCAATATCTTGCGGAGCGCTTCATCCGAACGATTGCCGGCTTTCCTGGCGAACCACGCCGCGAGTTTTGGAGCCGCCGCGTTGATCTTTTTTTCCCAATATCGCCCGAGCCATTTCAACACCGCTTCAAGCGCCTTGGCCGGACTCGCATCTTGCGCCATCTCGGGAGGTTTGGCGCGATATTGAGCGCGGATGTGCCAGGCATAAGATCGGGCCATTTCGTCGATCAGGGAATTGATCTTTTTTTGATATTCAGATGCAATCCCGGCGTTAGGGCGTATCACGCGGAGAGTTTTGGGCTTGCGGGCCATTAGTGAGACTGTTTAATCGATTCGAGCACCCCAACCTCGAAACTGCCCTGTCGCACAGCGGGGCGCATCCGTGGCGGCGTCAATTCAAAGATGCCTTCGGGATGAAGCATCCCTACTTTTCCCCATCTAAACCCACTTGGAGACCTTGAGAGAGGGCGATAATTTGGATTGTGGCGAAGCCATATGGATTGTTCATTTGTCATGTTTGATCCCCACTTATAATTTTGGACACGACCAAACTTGCCGGCGGAGGAGGTAAGCCGCCGAGCCAATGAGGCGCATTGCGTTCCCACCAATTGCGATGATCTACTAATGCTTGTGAAAAAGTAATAATATCTCCTTCACTGAAACAATGAGACGCCGTGATGAGAATTTGCTGAATATTTTCTTTATTATCGGTCATGACGGAATCCTCGCTGCTTTGATCTCTTTATCGAGCGCGCTTTCCAAATCGTCTAAGCCATCTTCGCCAGCAATCCCGGATTCTGCCTCTTCCGCAGCTTCCGCTTCCTGCGCTTGTGGTTTCCCACCTCGCGGCTCAAGCCCATGCGCTTCTTCGAGCAGCAAATCCGGCACGTCTTCAGGATCGAGGCTTTCAAAGCCAGATTCCTTATCGGCGACGACTTTGCGACGAACTTCCTCGGGTGAAACCACGCTGCTATCGATCCGGATTTGATCCGTTTCGGCCTCCAACTTACGAACCTCCGACTTTTCCTTTTCCGTCATTTCATGAAGCGGCTCGAAGTCATAAGTGATATCTGGGTCTCTCGCGCCCCATAGCGAGATTTGCATTAAATCATAAACCGTGGTTAAAGCGGTTCTGAATAAATGTTCCTGTTCGCCATGGATAGTATCGTTGAATGCCCTCATCTCTCCTTCGGACGTTGCATTAAGTCCTTTTGGTTGAATGCCAGTATACTTGACGAGAGGGATGCGCGCAACCGAGCAAAGATGTTCCTGACTTTGTGCCTGTAATTGATCCAATGTTCCAAGCGGGACAGAAACATTCGCAAAATCTTCTGTATCCTTATCTAGAACGAAAAGACCTTGATTGTCTCGTCCCATCATGAACATAGACATACGCGCGAGGACATCGCCATTCCCACCGCCGGACCCCCCCGGCATGGTGCGCGTGCTCATCTTGGTTTTGAGCACCATCACCGAATAGGCGTGGATGATCTCGCCGACCGATTCGCGCGTTCGCAGCCAAATATCGACGTAGGGTTGAGCCATCTGCGTCATTGATAGACCGCCGAACGCATAGGCCGGCTTCAGGATATCTGGAACTGGACGCCCGATCATGGTGAGAAGCCGAGATTTGTGAATCTCGGTCCCCATCACATACCAGACTTGCGGGTCATACCAGGACCGTAGCAATGGATTCTGGGCGTTATAGGTAGTTGGGTAGCACCAGATAGGTTCAATCGTGCGAAGACCTTTCAGAAAGCCTTTGCTGACCTTTTGTTGCGTCGCCTTGCTGCGACCGTCGCCGATGTCGGTTTGTAATTCCGGATCGCTTAAATCCTCTGGATCAATACCGGCGGTCTCAAGAAAGAGATGGCTGATACCGAAAAAACTATCTTGCGCGGCCGCCGCTTGAAACCATGCGCGAATCTTCAAATACTTCTCGAAATCCTCTAATTCCTTGATCTTTTCCTCTATCTCCTTATTTCGATTATCAGATCGAGGAGAACTTCCATTGCTCTGGCGCGATTCATCATCTTTATTGAATTGCCTTGGCTCGTCCTTTTTTTCCGTGGATTTATCGTGCGTGCCGCGAAACTTAGTCCACTTCCGAATCATTTCTTGAGAGCGAATTTCTCCGAAAAGCCGATACTCCGGGCGCTGCGCAAGTTCTGACAGATAGGGATAACCGAGAAAAAGCAGCCCTTCCGAAGCAACATTCGAGAGCATGCCTCCACCCATCCAAGCCTGGACGGCGAATTGATTATCGGCGACAAGCGCGGAATCTTGCGCCATACGAAGACCACTTTTCTTGGGTGGCATGGCGCGGGCGTGGAAAATTTGATGATCTACCGCTTCCATACGATAGGGACACCAATCAAGCGACCGAGGCCTATTATTGGCACGGAGCTGGCGCATTTCCGCGCTCATCCGCATAAAATGCGCGAGGTCTTCCATAGAGATCGGTCGGTCGCTCGGCTTCTTCGGCTCTGCGGAGACCTTTGGTGGTGGACTTTCCGTCTTATCCTGCGGCTGCAGTCCTTTAGCTGCACGGAATGCGTTGCTGCGTCTATCGCCACCGTGAGCTTTTGCCATTCAAACTTATCTCCTTTGATTTCAAAGATTGAACTTGAAATATCTTCATGTCAATTCCCCTCGGGAACCTTCGCTTCGTGCTCATTCGACTATGATCCGCCTCAAACTATCTCGTCGGCAGTTTTCTACCATATGATATAGGAGGTCGCGATCAATGAGACTGACGGCGCACGCCATTCTTCGTTATTTGGAGCGTATCAAAGGAATCGACGTTGACGCCATCCGCGAACATTATATCAAAAAATTCCCGCGAATCTCGAAAAGCGATTCGCTATTCCTGCACTGGCTTGACGAGACAGCGCCCGGCATAATCAATTTGACGAGCCGGGAAATCGAGGCGAGGTGCGCCGAAGCGGCCGACGCCGGGGCGACGCATCTGAAAAGCAGCGAAGGCGTTTTCATATTTTCGGATAGCGTTCTTCTCACGGTCCTGACACCGGAGCAATTTAAGAAATCGAAGGGGCGTAAATTTAACGCTTCGCGAGTCGACCGAGCGGCGAGCCGGCGCCTTGAGCGCGCGCGTCGAAGACCTTGAGGGACTCGATTCCCCCACATAATGTCATAAAAAAGAAACCCGCGTCCCATGGCTGGGCGCGGGTCAAGGCAAGGGAGGAAATGCCCAAGGAGGGCTACGAAGCAAGAGATATCTCGCTGCGAAGTCCACACTTAGCGCGGCGCGCGCGGCACGTCAACAGCCATTCAAAGCACCTTCACGATGTTCAATGCCTGCACGCACAGCTTGCCGTATTGATCCCGCGCGATGTTGAAGCTGGTTTGCATGCCAGAGAAATCCGCCTCGCGCATAAGGTCGCACAGAACTTGAAGCGCCGGCATCATGCGCTCGCGAAGATCGTCGGCGATGTCCTTGTCGGATTTACCTTGGACGATTTTGAAAGGCTCGGTCATGCGCCATCTTTCTTTTTCCGCCATTGGGCTGTTCGCCTGGCCACAGAGGCTGAGGTGTCCCCAATTTACGGCCCCGTGATTTCTTCCGCCAACCGCATCGCGGCGACGGCTTGCTGATTTTCCCGCCAATAAGCGCATCCTGGCGTATGCGCCGCCAATTCCAAACCGGCGAGGTCCGCTTCTTGGGATTCGCGATTGATCGTTCGATCCGCCGCCCACAACGGATTGCGCTGAAGCCGCTCGTATTCATGGGCGAGGATGAGCATGGCCGAGACCTGCTGCAAATTTTCGGGCTTGAGGAAGACCCGGCAGCCGGCGGCGAAATAGGTGATAACGGACGCCCTGAGAAAATCGTCTCTCGCTTTCGCGTAACTCGCGCTCTCGACATTCGGGTAGTTGTCATAAGGAAGCGATGTCTGGTTCCGAGATTGTGTGTCCTTGGCGTGGCTTTTGGCAATTTCGCCATTGCCGCACCACATGGCGAAAAGCATTAATCCTATGATAGAGAAGATAATTCTGGTCATTTTGGTGCGTCCTTCTTTTTATCGCGAAACCATTTGGCCTTCGACACGCCAGCGGCTTCCCATAGCCTCGCACTTGTCTTCTGGCGTCCGCGTTTCGGTTTGGCTGGCGAGGCAGGGATCGAACCTGCGGCCAAGACATTAACAGTGTCCTGCTCTACCCCTGAGCTACTCGCCAATTTCTTTTTCGGTTTCGTGCGCGCAGGTTTGTTGCGTGCGCTGACAAGTGCTGCCTTCGCCTTCTCGATCTTTTCAGGCGGCGCGGCGACTAGATGGGCAACGATAGTGACAGTCGGCTTTAATCCGACGAATCCGCGGTCATGCGGCCCATGATGATCAAGTGCGGTTTCTGTCGGCGCGTACAATTGCCGAGGAGGTAGAGACTGCTTGCCCGCGAGTTTTTCTGATTGCTTCGCCATGAGACCGATATTAGTCTGATGAGACTGAAAGTCAATTACGGTCTCAATGCCGTCGCGTCCGCGGCATCTGCCGCGCCCTTTGGAGCATTTCATTCGTGATCACGACGGCAGATGGGATGACTGTGCGACACATATTGGCCAGCGCCAGTGCGCAAACGCAATCATCATAGAATCCTTCCGGGGCGCTATAACTGACCCCCGTTCTCGTCACAACGAATTCAAATTGCTCAAGTTCATCCTGGATCGGTCCCTTGGGATACCAGATGCGACGGCTCTGGATCGCCACGGCGAGGCCCTCCATGAGCTTTTGTTTACTCTGTGACGTAAACTGCCATCCCTGAAACGATGCGCCCAGTTCGCGGGTCAAATCCTCGACGATGGGATCACCGACGCCGGTCGAGTCGCCCAATGCTGGAACGGTCCCCGTGGCGGCAATAACCTCATTCAGCGTCTCGCCCCATGGCTTGTGGAAGCGGAGGAAGCGGCAAACGACACCATCCTCATCGAGCCCGATTCCGACGGTATAATCGTGCTTCTTGGCGAAATCCCATCCCCACCATAGCGGCGGCTTATCCGAAAGCGGGCGCACGCAAGCCTCGATATGACCCAGACCAAATGGGTTGCCGCCGTCGTCGGAAGCCTCGCAGAGATAGAGTTCCTTGAACGCGCCCTCCGGGAGCTGGTCGCGGGCATCGTCGATCTCCTTGCGGTCCAGCACGCCAGCCGCCACGGCATCATCCGCGACGATCTTGTGATAGGCCAGTTCTCGAGGTTCTTTCCCTGCGTTCTGTTCCTGTTCAGCCCGGCGAGCAAGCTTAAAGAACCAATTTTTACGCCCGCGAATATTCCCGATCAAACGAGCTGGGCCGCGCGTAAATGTTAGGGTAGACCGAATGGCAATAAATGAATCCTCTTTTGTTCGTGATGCTTCATCAATAACTACGGCATAAACATCTTCCCCATAAAGGCTATCCGGCTTGTCTCCAGACTTAAACCATATGACGGTTCCATTTATTAGCGTGATCGTCGTGGGCTTTAGTGTCGCCTTATACATATTTCTTGGCAAGGCGCGCATCATGCGTCGAAAGGCTATAAATGACTGATCAGAAACAGGGGCGACCCACCAGTAGTTACATCCTGGCTTCCCACCTAACGCTTGCTCAACAAGCCATGCTATACATGAACTTGTCTTGCCAGCTTTGGTCGACGCTTCAATGCACGAGAAACGATGACTGTCGAATACTGCTTCAAATTGCTTCGGATAAAATTTAGGCCGTTCATAATTGATCCATACCTTGCGTTTTGTCGATGAATCATCAGGTTGCTGCGTCGCCAAATCAATCCTTCGGCTCCAACGGCCGACCTCCTTCAAAAACTCGAAGCCCGAAGCTGTGTTCGATTTCGACTGGACCATCATTCGGACCGGAATGTTCGGTTTTCTGGGCGATCAATTTTGGATGAACATAAGGCGCAGCGTCCTTTGCGAAGCCATGCGCTGCTGCTAGATCATCTTTACTCAAAGCGTTGCGCATAGCTTTCAACATGACATCGAGCGGCGTCACTTCGGCGCGCAATGCTTTTTTTGCCACTTCTCGTGCGACCGCTGATTTTGGATGAGCGCTCTTCGCTCCTCTTGGTCTTCCAGAACCCGGACGCTTTCCACCTGTGCCCGCCATTGATTTTTACCGATTGCATTGATTTTATTTTTCAACGCTCTTTGATTTCCGCAAGCGCAACATCTTTTTATATCATTGTTGCGACTAAATTTTCGCATTTTGTCACGCGCGTGTCTATCCGCCATGTTTTGGCAATGAGAATATGCGGCTTTTGGCGTCTTGTCGCAATCCCTCATTTATGTCTTGCCATTTCCCGCGTTTTGTTTCACATTGGAAACATTAAACGGTTTGGCGCGAGGCCGAATCGCGAGAGCGGGAGGTCGCGGCCATGTTGGGATGGTGCAAGCTGTCTATCGTGGGCTGTAACGAATCACTAAACGCTGATCACGCGCGATAATTGGAGAAAATGATGCAATACCCAACCCTGGAACAAGTTGAGCGAGCCGACCGAGTGCAGCTTTGTCGCTGGTGGCGACACCTAAACTCACCCGGCGTGTGGGCTATCGGCCGAGACAATTTTGAAGCCGTAAAGGAGCAAGAGGTCGCCGTTATGGATCGTATCGCGGAGCGCTTCAAGGAAGTAGGCGGCTTCACGCCGGAAATATCCAAACACATAGGATGGTGAAGATGAAAGTGTCAGATGCAATGGTCGAAGCGGCAGCGCGAGCCTATGGGGCCGTGCTCGGGTCGCATTTCTATGATGGGAAAAGATATGACGAACTGATGCCAAATGAACTTGATTACGTGCATATTTGCGCGCGCGCGGCTCTTGAGGCGGGTATCGCCGCTTGGGTGAAGCCAACGCGGGCCGAGTCCGCGCGGGCCAGATGGGATGCGATGACGCCCGAGCAGCGCAGGCAGCATACAGCGCCAGCCCTCAAGGGTCGGCTTCAAAGTCAGGGA